TTTTGGATCTATAAACATCATTCTTTGATCGTTTGTATTCTTTAATCGTGAATTAACAGCGTTAATCCTGTCCCTTATTTGAGGGTGTGCATTTTTAACTCTTACTGTCAATCCAGCGTTTTGTAATATGTTTAAGTCAGTCATTCCACCAGCAGAGGTCTTTCTTTGCCTACAAGCTGGATCTGGGTAGACTATTATCTGTCGGTTAGGGTATCTTGTTTTGATTTCTTTAACTAACTCGTCTGTATTTGATGAATAGATAACTATTTCATCAATTAAATTAATTGTATTTTGATTAAGCTGAAATACTGCAGCACTCATTGGATCAATGTTAAAATCCATACCAATATGAATAGCAGTCTTATCAATCTTTAATGTCTTTACATTCTGCTCTCTATCAAAGTTATAATAGATAGCTCCAGCGTATGTTTCAAAAGTTGCTAGATATTCTTGTCTAAATGTTCTCTCATCAAGATCAGCTTTAGCTTGTTCAATTTCATCATCATCTACCTGTCCACCATCTAAGGTAGTAAACTGAAAGCTGTCCCAGTCATTATCTTCAGCACCTTTACAAAATAAATCATAAGCCCAATTACCATATCCTCTTGGTGTGCCTGTAAACATTGCACCACCTTTACGATCAGATAAAGTTGCTCTTAATACTTCAAACCAAGCTTCACTTGCAATATCAGCAAACTCATCCATTACTAAATAATCTAAGCCAACACCTCTTAAGCTATCATAGGATCTATCTGCACCTCGTAAAGCTATAATAGATCCATTTATTAAATGAATAGATAAATCACTCTCGTTTGTTTTTTTAATCCAATTTATATTTAATAATCTGTCTTTTAATGCCGCCCAGCATACTTGTTTAGCCTGTCTATATGTAGGACAAACAAACCAAACTCTTTTATTTGGCTCAGAAGCATATTTAATTAATTGTCTTATAGCTAAATGAGTCTTTCCAAATCGTCTGCCTGTTACTAATACCTTAAATCTAGCTTTTGATTCGACTACTTGTTTCTGTGGGCTTGTTAATGGCATCTATTTTAATTTTAATATTAACTTTTCTACCAGCATAATCGCTACTAAACAAATATTCTTTTTCTTCGTTTGGCTTTAAAGTATTAACTGTTTGATTAAGCCACTGCATTATCTTTTTATTATCTGTCATAGTTTAAAAGATTTTTTCCAAGCTTGTATTGACCAATAAGCAGGTGATAAGTTTTTTTGCCCTTTAACTTGTTTTAATACACCACCCATTCTTGCCATAAAACTTCTTTGTCTTGCTGGAATATTCTTTTTAATTCTCATTGTAGGATCACCAAATCTAACTACTTTAACATTACCAGTAGATCTGTCTTTAACATATACACCAAACTTTTTATTCTTACCAGGTGTCCTAAATGGTTTATTTAATTTTACTTCTCGTCCTCTGTATTTTGCCATAATTAATCTATAAATGGTAAAGGTTGATCACTAACAGTATCTAATGGACTGTCAGCTTGACCTAACATTTGTTTTCCTAAAAATATTTGCATAGTTACATTACCCTTTTCAGCAGATCGCCACTGCATTTGTCTTAATCTCATTTTGCACTCAGCTCTGCCTTTTGTCAGATATTCGCCATAACGTCTTATTGTATTTTCAGAACACCCAAAAAAGTCAGCAATTTCAGTATTTGTGCAACCAAGTCTTGCTAAGTTTTGTAACTGTTTTGTATCAATATCGTGTTTTTTTGGTCTTGCCATTCTTTCCTCTTTTTTAAACTGTTTGTATCAGTTCCGCTTACTGCGTATTAAATTTTTTAAGTTTTAAGCCATATTCATTAGGCTTATTAGTTAATTTAAGATCTTCTTTTTTAATTAATTTATTATTCTTTTTAAATTTAGTGTAATCAACATAATGGTGCCATCTTCCAAATCTCCAAGTTACTTTAGAAACATCTGGGTGTAATTGTACTTGCATACGAGATTTTGGCATAGTACCTTCTTTATCATAAAAGGCTTCTGTGTTTCCACCTTTAATAACTTGTGTTGTAATTTTTTCTTGTAAAAAAGCATTAAATTGTACAGTACACCACCCAGCTTTTAACATTTGTAAGGACAAATCAGTATCTTCATTATATCTGCCACGCCATTTAAAGGGCGTATCATTACGAATTAAATTACAGCTATAAATCCTTGTGTTAACAGCAAATGGTGGAAATTTATTTGCATTTCTGTCTGTTACAAACATACTATATTGTGGACCAGCCATAGCAATATTTTTATATCTTAATACAAAATCCTCCATAACTTTAAATGGTGTACCATCTAAACACTTTATTCTTTGATTTTTATTAAATCTAATAAATGATTTTATATTATCATCCATAACCCAATGCCAATCATAGCCATTGTCAATAGAATGTTGCCAAGCAAAATTTCTTGCAGCACCTGGCCCTTTACTTTTTGTATTACCAAGATTGTCACAAGTATTATAATTATCTTGATATGTTTTATCTAAAACTAATAATTTATTTTCATCAATTACTTCTGCATATTTATCATATTCTTGTTCTTCGATTATAATACGATAGAACACATTCATATTTTCTAATGCTTTAGAAGTAAGTCGGCTATCAGCACGACCTTTACTTGGTATATAAAGAGGAAATTGTGGGTTATTCTGTACCATACCCTTTATCTTTTAAAACTTGTTTAGGTCTAAATGGAATATTTATAAATTTTGTTTTATCAGTAAAATCTTGACCTATAAGTTTAAAAAATTTTTCAACAGCATCTTTATTTCCAAAGTTTACAATTAATCGTCTGTAAGGTGCTAAATCGTCGTGTTCAAATTCTGGCATTTCTTTCCACTCTTCTTTAGCATCAAGCCATTTATTATCTGTATTTTCCCAATTTAAGATTGTGTCAAGCTCATTACTGTTAAAACCAAGATTATCTAAATCATATTTAAAACCTATTAATTCTTGTAGCTCATTATGTAATAACTCATAATCCCATTCAGAATATTGATTTGTTTTGTTATCTGCTATTCTATAACCTTTAGCTTTTTTCTCTGACATATCTGTTATTACGACAGGAGCAGTTTTTTCTTTTAACATTTTTGCCGCTTCAAATCTGCTATGTCCAACGATTATTACATTATTTTTATCAACTACAATAGGCTGTTGCCAACCAAATTCTTTAATACTTTTTGCAACTTTTTCAATATCAATCTTTTTTCTTGGATTGTTATTGTATGGTTTAATATCTTCTAATTTAAGTTTTGTAATTTCCATCTAACATAATCTGGGTTATTTTTTTCAATCTCAGTGTAGTGTGTTGCCATAGCATTTACAGTATCTTCTTCGTTCTTACCTTCTAACTGTCTAACATAATATACAGCGTGTAGCAATTCGTGTTTTACAAGATCTACTGCAATAGAGCCACCTTCTTCAATAATATCTTCATCAAGGTATATAATCATTTGTTTAGAATGAAAAGAGCCTTGTTGCTCTCCAATCTCATAGCAAATATGACTGTTAATCTTAATTAGTTTTATACGATAGTGAGATAATCGAATAAACTCTGGTAATTCAATCTTTTTCACACTTCCTCTAGTGGTCTATTTTCACAATAAAAAGCCCAAGTTTTTAATAGCTCAGCCTCTCTTGCTCCGTGTTGTGCAGCTAGTTCTTGTACTAAAGTTTTTTTGTTCCAAAACACATAATCTAAACATTCAACTTTGGTATTAAAAGATTTTAATAAATATTCTGTAGTTATTGGTGTTTCGATATTCTCATACCACATTAAAACAGTAATTATCCATATAACTTTCATTTACGCTTCTTCTTGCGTAAATCCAAATCGTGTTTTCTTGATCCTCTGAGAAAGCTATTGACTCGCCCCATACTCCAAGCTGCCATTGGTACTCTTCGTGATCCACCACTTAAAAATGCCCCTTGACCTCTCCGATATACTTTAGCAAGAGTGCTATATGTATATCTTTTAGAGGCTTTGGCTTTTCTCTGCAAAGTAGCTTTTACTGAAGCTGATAGTGGTTTTCTTTTTACAGCCATTATGCTTTTGTCCTTGCTTTAAATAAAGCCCTAGGTATTTTTTTACCAGCTTTATATAAATTAGATACCTGTTTAATTAAACTAGCTCTACGAGATCTTTTTGATCCTTTTAAACCAGATAAATAAACCTTAGGTAATCCTGTTCTTTTATCTTTTATGGCTTTTCTTCTTTTCTTTTTGGCCATTATTTTCTTTTATTTTTTTTCTTTTTTTTCTTTTTCATTGGTGGTCTACCCACTTTAGATCCATAAGTTCCTTTTCCCATTGGCATAATAAATTCCCCTTAAAATAGTGTTAAAATGATATGTATACCTACACGAATGGTAGTATAGCAATTTATCTCATAGTCTGACGATAAAGTCAAACATTAAATTGCTTGATCAAAGAATTTTTTTAATTCTTCTGTAGCTTCTCTTAGTCGATCACCAGCATAACCTTTTTTAAATTGATAAATAGCTGATATTTCTTTTAAATTAAAATCTTCTACGCATACTCTATACATTAGTTGAAATGCAAAATCACCTAACCAAGTATGACTGCGACTAAGTTTATATATAGCATCTATCCGATCTTCAGCCATAGACTGCCAAGAGTTATTACAACCAATAGAATTAAAATTAGCAGTATAACTTCCTATACGACTTTTTTCCCATAATCTACGAAATCTTAATGCAGTATAATATTGAACAGTATTTAAAACTTTTTTAGATCGCAGTATATCTAGACTAGACTCAGCAACATTAATCATCACGACTTTGCCTTGTCCTTTAGCTTTTTGCTCCTTCGTGCCTATAAACTTAGGCTTTATTTTTCTGCGATCTTCTTTCTTTAAAACTTCCATATTGGAAGTGTACTGTATTTGTTCTAATCAGTCATTAATTTTCTCACCATCTCTTAAACTAAATATAATTCTATCCGTTCCGTTTGAATATTCTATTTCTGACCAATTATTTCCAACATTTACATAACCATCTGGAACACCTCCAAATCTTTTTCTAAAATATTGATCTGGTGTCATTTCTTTTGGTTTTGTCTCAATTTTATCATCATCAAGATATCTTTCACCATTTAACCAAGTTATAAAATGCGGAATATATGTAAAATCTTTTGTTTCATCACATAGTTTATTATATTTTTCAATAAGAGTATTAGCTTTAACTTTAGATCTTATTTTTAAATATTTATCTTGTGCTTTCTTTTTAGAGCCTTTTTTAGCTCTTAATTTACCCCATAAATCATTAAATTCGCTTATATATTCTTTACCTTTATTATTTAATTTATTATGTTTAATATCACTTGATGTATCATTTGGCATATCTTGATAATCGTCATAATGAGTTATAGTAATGATATTTGGTGTATCAGCTGGTGTATTACTTGGTGTATCTGTTGTAATCGTATTATTTTCTTTTAATCTATTTAAAAAACGCTGAACTTTAGATCTGTCCCAATTAAATGCTTTTGCCATATAATTAATAGAATGACATAGTTGACCTCTTTTTAAATCTATTTCTTGATTTTGTATTCTAAATTTACGATCTGCAAAACTTGCTTCTAATAATAACCAGATAAAAGCACCAACTTCACAGAACGATCTATCTTTCTTAGTTAAAGCTGGGTGCAGAAGTAAACCTCTATCTATTTTTATATAACCTCTCATAAATACTCTTCCTTTCATTTAAGTATTCTAAATGTTCTCTTGTGATTTTTTTACAAGGACTGTTTTTTGCATAAAATATAGCAAAATCATAGGGATTGATATTAAATTTTTTAAAAAATCTTATCTCACCAAGATCGTGCGACATTCTATGATAATAATAAGTCATAGGTATTGCAAAATCACTTGGCTTTAAACCTACACCAGCATCAGATAATATCCTTATATGACAGGCTTGGCTTTCTAATTGATAACTTATTATACAAGGTTGTTTTCTAATAAAATTTAAATGCTTTGTAGATCTATACATTTTTCAGTAGGGCATAGCTGAAAGGACTTATAATTGGAGGTAATAAGAAACTATGCCCTAAAAACAGAATAAATCAGCCAAAAAATAAAGTCAATAAATTGTTTACAGTTTATGTTAAATATTATTAAATAAGTTATTAACATAAATTACTTGGAGGTAATAATGAATTTAAAAAATCAAGAACAAATAACTCAAATAGCAAATTCAGTTATAAAACTTATGGAAACTGAAGGCGATAATTGGTTTAAACCTTTTAATAGAATAGCAAATCAAAATGGTTTATATCCGCAAAATATTAGAGGTACGCATTATTCAGGAATGAATTTAATTATTCTTTGTCTTATGCAATCACAGTATGAATCAAATGTATGGTTAACATTAAAACAATGTAATTCTGCTGGTGGTAAAATTCTCAAAGGTTCAAAAGGTGTAAAAGTACGTTACGTTAATTACGCTGAAAACAAAGAGACTGAAGAAACTTATGGATATATGAAATGGTATACAGTTTTTAATCTTCAACAAACTTCACTCTATAAAAAAGAAGTTAAAGAAGATTTACCATACTTACCAGAAGTTGAAAGAAATAAAAATATTGATGAATTTGTTGCAAATACAAAAGCAGATATCAGATACGAAGTTGAGGGTAAATGTTTTTATGTTCCTAGTCAAGATTTTATTAATATGTCGCCTTTAAACACTTGGACAGATACACAAGATGATAGTAAGGAAACTGCATATTATGCAACTTTACTACACGAACTTACACATTGGACAGGAAGCAAAAAAAGACTTGCTAGAGATTACAATGATTATGCATACGAAGAATTAATTGCAGAATTGGGATCAGCAATACTTTGTGGAATGCTAGGTGTAACTAAGAAGCCAATGAAAAATCACGCTAAATATTTAAATCATTGGATAACTTCTTTAAAAAATAATCCAAAAATTATATTTAAAGCATCAGCACAAGCTCAAAAAGCATATAAATATTTAGTTGATCTACAACCTAAACAAGAACAATTAAAAGAGGTGGCATAAATGGACAGAATTAATAAACAATTAAAAATAATTCAATGGAAATATCGAAAAAGTGAAAGTGAAGAATGGAATTTTCAAAGATGGAAACGTTGGACTAATGATGAACGAGATGATTATTGTGAGCCATTACTTGATGATGATGAGGCTAAAATAATATGGGATAAGTACATAACTAACAATTTAAAGGGAGATGATTATGAGTAAAGTATTTTACGATCCAATAGAAGAAATCTATCAACATAGAGATCTAGAAAATTTCAGAAAACATCAAATGTATTTTGAAGCATTAACAAAATTTATAAGGAGTTTTCGTGAGAGATTACCAACTAAGGTGCTCTTTGTGCAAAAAAATTTTTAATGCAGTCAAGCAACATAAAGCGTTCACTTGGGAATACAATCAATATGGGATTGAACAGGTTTATTGCGTAACTTGTACTAAAAAGGAGGAAAGAAATGCGAAAGATAATAATGATATTAATTCTGTTTAGCTTAACTGCTTGTGCTACAATGCCTGTCGTTGATAGCAGAGGAAAGTCATCAGCTAATATAGAAGGCGATATGAATAGATACCACGATGATTATTATACTTGTCTTAGTATAGCTGAGGATAATACAAACATAGTTTGGGAAACTACAAAGAAAGTTTATAATTTTTCTAGGGCTAAGTTATTATGGCTACCACCAAAAGCAGTAGATAAAAAAGCAACTATGATTAATAAATGTTTAGAAAATAGGGGATATAGCGTTTTATGGCAATAACAGATAGAATAATACATTTAATAATAGCAATATGTTTATTGTTAATGGTCTACAATCAATATAGATATGTTCGATCAGATTGGTGTTCTTATGAAGTTGAGAAGCTAATGTTTACGATTGATGACATAGCGGAGGAATTAAATGTCAATTAGTAAGATACTTGTTTGTAGAGAGTGTGGAGCTATGTGCGATCACGATGAAATTAACTATCAGAATATATGTATTGATTGTGAGAATATATTCTGTGAATTAGGAGATGAAGATAATGAAATACAAGAATAGTTACTTTACATCTTGGGGAAAAAAGATAATATTGGGATTATTAATTGGAGGGATATTATGTCTGTACTTACTGATATAGGTTATCGTCATTCACCTAGTAAAATAAATGGTTGGGTTAATGCACCTACAAAGAGTATTGCTGAACAGATGTTCAATATTAAATCATTATCTAATGATAAGATGAAGCGTGGTAATGTAGTTGAAAGTGCAACTAGATTTACATTACATAGAGACCCAACAGATGAAGATTTAATTAAATATATTAGAAAATCTTGGGATCTTATACAAGGTGAAGATGAGAAAAATATACAATGGATATTTAATTCATCAAAATTATTTACACAAGCATTAGAAGAAAGACAATTAAAAAGACCTAAAATTTATCAAGAGAAATTTCAAGATCATTTGCCTAGTTATAAATTTTATCAAATAGGATTTGCTGATTTTACTTATGACAATATAACAGTAGATCTTAAAAGCACAGGTGCTTTACCAAGTGAGCCTAAGACAGATCATATTAGGCAACAAGCATTTTATTGGGGTTTAAGTGGAAAAAAAAGAAAATTTGCTCTTTTATATTCTACAAATAAAAAGTATAATTTCTTTGAAATACCCCAAAAATTATTAGTTGAGGAATGGAAAATAGTTCAACAAAATATGAAATGGATAGAACGCATAGATGATATGTGTAATTCAAAACAAGATTGGTTAGATATGTTTCCTGTACCAGATACTAATACATTCTACTATAAAGATAGTGGGAACTTTCAACAACAAATAAAAAATCTCTTGAAAGGAGAACAAAATGCAGACAATTAATTGTGAAATTACTAAAGTCTTTGATCGTAATATTAAAACAATAGGCTTTGCTTTAAAGCCATTAGATCCAAAAAATGAAACTATAGAATATATTAAAAGTTTTAAAAAGTATGATTTAAAATTTAAAAATTGTACTACTAATATGTTTCATAATAATAAACCTAACCCAGATTGGCTAGTTGAAGGTGCTCAGATTAGTTGTGATTGGGTTAATAATGATGGTTGGTTAAATATAGATCCAGCAACAATAGAAGTTATTAAAATGCCTAGTACAGATAATGCAGAAGATGAATTTAATAAAGCCATAGATGAAATAGCAGATGAAGATGAACAAGAAAGAATAGCTGAACAACTTGCAAAAGAAGCTGAAAAAGATTTGCAAAATAATGTTAGAAAAATAGAACCTGTTATATCTAATAATCCATTTGAAACTAAAGCTACTGATATGGAAATGGCATTTATGGCTTGTCGTGGAAAAGAGTTTTTTAAATTCTTTGGCAGAGATTTAGACGCATTACAAAAATTAGTAGTAACAGTATTTCTATCAAATAGATAAAATATTTAATATGTGGTCATATTGTATCTCTAAAATAGCACTGCAATTACGCATATTAGATTTAGAGGTGGGCATTACCTCCAAACTACTCCCCCTGCTCACCTCTAGCTAAAAGGATTTTTATGGAAAATGTAAGCAACAAATATTTAGAAGAATTAAAAACAAAAACTTATGACATTTGCATAGATGCAAGAGAAGCAAAAGCTGGTGTTGAATCTTTATTAAGACAACGAGAACGATTAAAAAGTAAATTATTTATTGAGTATAGAAAACAATGTTCATCAGATAAGATGGCAGAGCATTTATCAAGAGCAGATTTTGAATTAGAAAAATTAGATGAATTAATTAAAAAAGCAGATGAACAGTTTGCAAGAAATTGGGGTATTAAGGAAGCACATTTAATAGAATGTGAAATAGTTAGATCTCAAATAGCAACAAGACGAGAGGAACTAAAAAATGGCGTCTAAAAAACTAATACTAGATAAACCTATATGGAATGGTGGAGAACGCTATGTAGGAATAGCAACTTATAGATTACAAGATAATAATTTAAGAGTAAGTTGTAGGTATCGCAATAAGAGTGGTAATCCTATTTGGCAAGGTGAGTTATTAGTTACTAAAAGATTTGCTGAGAAATATAGCACTAAAGAATATAAAACAAAAGGCGGTCAATCTTTTAAAGTCTATTTAATACCTCTAGATGATCTTATAGAATTTAATGATATGCTTAATGATAAATTAAAGGCTCAACAGTCTGTAACTAGCAAAACATATACAAAACAAGAAATATCTAGTATTTTAGCCAAAAATAGTAAAATAAGAGAAATAGTTGAGATGTTTCCAGGTTGTGAAATAGAGCCAAATAGCGTTTAAACGGCCATATCTCTTAAATTAGAGCAATTTGTAATTTTTAGACTGCTACTATTACTTTATATCTAAATCACTCTAAAACAGCATTTAAAACAGCTTAAATGTTCTATTAATGTTCTATACTTAAAATAAATTGCATTTTTTTGTTTACAGCTTTTTTTGATCACTATAAATTCATAATCAACAACAACATTACTTGGAGGTAATAAATGTATATAAATAATAATAAAAGAAAATTAGATTCAAGAGATCTAGAAACTGTACAAGATGCAGACTATTTTACTTGTGTCTATTATCAACCGCAAGGACAAAAAATTAGATTTGATTTTAGAGAATATAAACAAGCAGTTCAGTATGCTAGAAAAGTATTTTACAAAAAACTACCATTTACTGCACACGCTTATTATACACCAGCAGATTTATTCCATAAAAACGAAAATCTGCTTTTAGATTTAATTGAAAATAAAACCATAAATAAAAATAAGTTTATGTTTTATGCAGTTAAAGTACATCTCAAACATTTATTGGAGGATTAAAATAATGTTAGAACGATCAAAAAAAGTTTTAGACAAAGCTAGAAATCTTGGTTCTAAAAAAGATTATCAAGGTGCAATTAATGTTCTTAAAGAGAATATTGATTTGTGTGATATAGATGCTGAATATTTTAGCATAGCACAATCTAGGCATATTTTTTGGACTGAATTATTAAGGGAGTCTGAATAATGGAAAATTTATTATACTTTGTAATTCTACCACTATTAGGGGTGGTAGGTTATATGTTCTTAATAGCTTATATCAAAATGTTCATTGAAGAATTTGGGGAGTTATAGAATGAGAAAAAAAATTGTGTATTGGAAAGCAACACCTGTAAAATTAATAGAATGTCCT